TGATATTGGTGATCAAGTTGCAAGTATATTGCAATATGATCTTGAGTATGATAATGTACTTATGGCATCTATGAGAGGTAGAAATGGTCAAGTTGTTGGGCAAGGATTTTCAGGTAAGAAGTCTCAGTTGGGTGTAAGAATGACTGCTGCAGTTAAAAAATTAGGATGTAGTAACCTCAAGACATTAGTTGAAGATGATAAATTACTTACTTGTGATTATGAAATCATATCAGAATTGACAACATTTTCACAGAAACATAACTCATTTGAGGCAGAAGAGGGATGTAATGATGACCTAGCAATGTGTCTAGTGATATTTGCTTGGTTAGTTGCACAAGACTATTTTAAAGAAATGACTGATAATGATGTAAGAAAGAGAATATATGAAGAGCAAAAGAATCAGATAGAACAAGATATGGCTCCTTTTGGGTTTATAGCAGATGGTTTTGAAGAAGACACATTTGTTGACTCAGAGGGAGATAGATGGCATACTGATGAATATGGTGATCGTTCTTTCATGTGGGACTACAGATGATTTCATTTTTACTTTTTAACGCAAGTTTTTTAAACCTTATATTCTATGTTTTTGCAATAGGATTTGTAATATCTTTGTTGCTGGAACAGATTATCAAAGCAAAACCTTTGTCTCCTTTTGAGGAGGTAAATGATCGAAACCTTTACATAGTACAGACAAACAGAAAATATTGTTGGAGACAAGCATGGATAACTAATGCATGTTGGTTTCTATGTAATGTAGGATTGTATATTATATCAAGAAATATGCAACCTGTTGGTGATACTTTCTGGAATGGTATCTGATGGACTTAGATGACCAGTTTGATCTGGGACATATTCTACTGAATGAAAGAAAATGTAGAGTATGTGGTGAAATAAAGGATTTAATTGATGGATTTTATTTGACTAGAAAGACGAGGGGAGATATACCATCAGCATATTCTTATGAATGTAAGATATGCACTATAACAAGAATTGTGAAGAAAAGAAAATCTAAAACATCTGAAAGTAGATGGTATTACCCTGATTGGTAGTGTTCATGTGATGTTTCCCCAATGAAAATACCCTTTTGAATAAATAATTTTAAATAAATCTGAGATTCGGAGAATAAGGGATGGCGTTAAATTTAGCATCTCCTGGTATCGTAGTTAGAGAGGTTGATTTAACCATTGGTAGAGTAGACGCTACCTCTGGATCAATTGGTGCACTTGTTGCCCCCTTTGCAAAAGGACCTGTCGGGACACCAGTGTTAGTAACAGATGAAGCTAGTTTACTAAACAACTTTGGTCAACCATACGAGACAGACAAGCACTATGAAGACTGGTTAGTAGCCTCTTCCTACCTAGCATATGGTGGAAATATGAGGGTAGTGAGAGCAGATGACACTGATCTCAAAAATGCTTTCACAGGAACAGCAGGAAGCGTAAAAATAAAAAGCACAGAACATTATAATCAATTAGGTTATGATAACAATGCAATAACAAACGTTACGTTCGCAGCGAGAAATCCTGGTTCATGGGGAAATGGAATAAGAGTAGCAACAATTGATGGACTTGCTGATCAGGTATTAAGTGGTATATCAACAACAGGAATAGGCACCAATATCACAGTTGGTATGGGTGTTACACAACAAGTTCCTTCAGGAACAGTTTTAGTTGGTTCAGGATCAACTTCAGAATTAACAGGATTCTTTAAAGGTATTGTTACTGAGGTAGGACCTGCATCTGATGAGATTACAGTTAAGTTTGTCTCACACGTTTCTATTGCTGGAACAGAGACAGCACAAGATTATCAACCATCAGGAACATATCAATTTGGTTATTCATCTGGAAACACAACAATTGGTATTGTAACCACAACAAGCACAGGTGGTGTGATGACTGCGTTCACTGGATCAAGAGATTGGTTTGATGAGCAAACACTTACACTAACTGGTGCAGGATCAACAATTACATGGAATTCAATTGTTGATAGACCAGGCACATCAGCATATGCTGCAGCAAGAAATTCAAGATTTGATGAAATTCATGTTCTTGTAATTGATGGTGCAGGTGATGTAACAGGAAATGCAGGAACAATTTTAGAGAAGCACATTGCATTATCTAAAGGAAAAGATTCTGAATATTCTGTAGGAAGCACAGCATATTGGAGAAAGTATCTTTATAATACTTCAACACAAGTATTTGGTGGATCTCAACCTGCGGGTGTTGTTGCAACAGGATATAGTTCAGGATTCACAGCAGCAACAGATATTGCATGGGATCAGGATGTTGAGGGCATTATATTTGGTGCTTCAGGAAGTAACACTTATACACTTGGTGGTGGTCTTAATTACGATGGTACAGCAAATCTCACAACATCAGGTGCTTTAACAGCGACTCTTGGAGAAGTATCAAATGGTTATGAATTATTTGAAAATACTGAAAACTTTGAGGTAGACTTCTTACTGATGGGTTCTGGTTCAGGAACTAAATCAACTGTTCAGGCAAAAGCAAATAAGGTAATTGCTGTTGCTGAACAAAGAAAGGATGCAATCGCATTCATATCTCCTAACAGAGGATCATTCATCAGTGATGGTACAGTAGGAACTGTTACAGTAAATGGTGACTCACAAATCACTCAAAATGTTGTACAGTTCTATTCACCAATTACATCAACTACTTACGCAGTATTTGATAGTGGATATAAGTACATGTATGATAGATTTAGTGATACATTTAGATATGTACCACTAAATGGAGACATCGCAGGAACTTGTGCAAGAAATGACCTTACACAATTCCCTTGGTTCTCACCAGCAGGTAACTCTAGAGGTGCAATCCTCAACGCAGTTAAACTGGCATATAATCCTAGCAAACTACAAAGAGATACACTTTATTCAAATAGAGTGAACCCAATAATATTCCAACCTGGTGATGGTATCATCTTGTTTGGTGATAAGACTGGATTCGGTAAGTCATCCGCATTTGATAGAATTAACGTTCGTCGTTTATTCATATATCTTGAGGATGCAATCTCAGCTGCTGCTAGAGATCAATTATTCGAGTTCAACGATGAGATTACAAGGACAAACTTTGTAAATATAGTTGAACCATTCTTACGTGATGTTCAAGCAAAACGAGGAATCTTTGATTATGTCGTCATTTGTGACGAAACTAACAACACCGCATCTGTAATAGACAACAATGAATTTGTCGCAGATATCTTCATTAAACCAGCACGTTCAATCAACTTCATCGGTCTAACCTTTGTTGCTACAAGAACTGGGGTATCATTTGAAGAAGTGATCGGTAACGTTTAATAACTTAAGGAAGTAAAAACTCATGGCTACAAGAAACCAATTAAATCCACCTCCATTAAGGAAGATTACTGACTTTAAGAGTAAACTTACTGGTGGCGGTGCTCGCTCAAATCTGTTTGAATGTGAACTAGCATTCCCTCAAGCAGTAAACGTTGAAGGTTTGAATGACATTTTGAATAAGGCAAGATTCTTAGTCAAAGCAGCAAACTTACCTGCATCTAACGTTGCTCCCATTGAAGTTCCATTCAGAGGAAGAGTACTTAAGATTGCTGGTGATCGCACATTCGACACTTGGACAATAACGGTAATTAACGACACAGACTTTGCTATTCGTTCAGCATTTGAAAAATGGATGAACACAATCAATAGAGTGTCTGATAATACTGGAACAACTAATCCAGCAGATTATCAAGCAGATGCATTTGTATTCCAACTTGATCGTAGTGGAGAGACATTAAGAAAGTATCATTTCTACGATGTATTCCCTACACAGGTTGCACCTATTGAATTATCTTATGATGCTCAAGGCATTCAAGAGTTTCAGGTCGAACTTCAAGTTCTATACTGGGAAGCAATTAAAGGTAATGGTGCTAACGCAGGTGGAGAGGACATTAACTAATCGCCTAAATAGTGCTATAATAGAAGTAAAAATATTATACTATGGCTAAACTGTTTGGTTTCTCTATTGATGACGGAAAGGATAAATCACCGTCAGTAGTATCCCCTGTCCCGAAAACGAATCAGGACGGGGTTGATAACTATATTTCTAGTGGTTTTTATGGATCATATCTAGATATTGAAGGAGTTTATAAAACTGAGCATGATTTAATTCGTAGATATCGTGAGATGGCACTTCATCCAGAAGCAGATGGTGCAATTGAAGATGTTGTAAATGAAGCAATAGTTAGTGACTTATATGATTCACCTGTCGAGATAGAGTTATCAAACTTAAATGCAGGTGATTCACTTAAAAAAGCAATTAGAGAAGAATTTAAGAATATAAAAGAGATATTAGATTTTGATCGTAAGGCACATGAAATATTCAGAAATTGGTATATTGATGGTAGAGTGTATTATTTAAAAGTCATTGATGTAAAAAATCCGATGGCTGGAATACAGGATCTAAGATATATTGATCCGATGAAGATGAAGTTTGTTCGTCAACAAAAGAAAGAAGATCCAAGAACAAAAATACAAGTAGGTTCTCAAGCAGGAGCAGAAAGTGTTAACGAACCTGAGATAGAGGAATATTTCTTATATACAGCGAAACCAAATTACAATTCTGGTATGGTTGCAGGATCTGGTGCTAAAAGAGGATCTGTAAAAATTGCAAAAGACTCTGTAGTCTATTGTAGTTCTGGATTAGTAGATCGTAATAAAGGAACAGTTTTATCATACTTACACAAAGCAATCAAGGCACTTAATCAATTAAGAATGATTGAAGATAGTCTTGTCATCTACAGATTAT